TCGTCAAGCATTTTGCGGATCTTATGATCCGTATAGGGTAATGCGAAGAGACTATCATCTCCCACAGTGTGGAGCTGACGCGCTTCACCCTTGGTCATGGCATAGATCAGAACCCAGTTCACAATTGAGCCTATGAGCGCTGTGAACCTAGATCCCGATGGTATGCCTGTTCTCTTGACAAATGTCCTACCGTCTGGCATCATTATCGGCGTGAAGATGAAGTAGTGTTCTATCATTTCAAGCACTCCTTCAAATTCAGCTCCATACGCCTTCTTTATGATGCCAAACGCAAAACGGATTAGGAACCGGGGAACGGTTGAGTCAAACCGCGACCAGTCAAGTCCTACTGGTGTCCCACTCCGTTTCACGTGATCCAGCGCCATTGAGATCCAACGTTTAGTTCGCGGAAGTATTGGCGCGTTACGGGAAAGAAGTACCTCCTGGTAAGGTTCAGCAAAACTACCCTCTATCAGATTGATTTCAAATGGGTAGCCCCAAACTAACCTTACCTTCGGACTGCCACGCCTTGCTAATTGCGTCCGCAGATAAGCCAAACAGGGTGCCAATTGGCAGAAAGGTTGTTTACGCCGCATTGCTCTACGGAAGATCGTCTCCGCACGAGCTAGACCTTCAGCATAGACGTTGAAGTCAGTTCTCTTGCCTGGACGACCATACAACCGCCATGAGGCGCCTGGTGAAGAGGGCTCCACCGCCACTTCATTCAGTGGCTTAGGCTTCAGTCCTCTAACTCCAAACACCTTATAGGCTGCGTTCATAGCCTCCTGCAATCGACGCTTCACGTCATCATTCAGGCTGGACCAGGCCACGTCAGAATGGTCGTACTTCATCAGGCTCTCATACAGCAAGCCCAACGTCGCACCTGACCTAGTATAATGCCTAGCTAAGTCCCTCACCTCCTTACCAAACACTTTCTCCACTAGCTCCATCGCCTCGCGGTCTACAGCGTGCCCTTCCCTAATTACTGCCAACATTGGCTTGAGTGGTTGATCAGATTCGATCACCGCTTCTGACAACCCGTTGGCCTTCGCGACAGTAACCCGTACGTGTAACATATCTTACACCTCCGGTCCACTTAGAAGCAAAT